GGCATACCACCATAACCCGAGATTTTACCTGTTGCACTATTTGCATAGGTAGTGTGAACATATGTAAAACCTTTGTATAATGGAGAAGTAGATACCCCCCCGCCACGGATAACGGTAGTTAAATCGACACTTGCTTCACCTGCTTTAGTTTTATAAAAGTATCTATTCGCCATTTATATATACAATTAATATATTTTTATATTACTTATAACTGTTATGATTACAATACTGTATAAAATTACTTAAATGTACCATTAATATAAACATTATAATGGATATAAATTGTATAAAAAATTACATTTACACATATAAAGAGTCGTTATCTCAAGAATTATGTAAAGATATTATAAATTTATTTGAACAGGAAAAAAATGTACCAGGAACTACGCGTCGTGGGTTTACTCCCACAATTAAAAATACAATGGATTTTGATATCCTCAATTGTCATAGTAATAATAATTGGACTGCAATAACTAAATTATTACATGCGGAAATACAAAGACATTTTATAATATACAAAGAACTTACTTTCAATCTGTTTAGTAATACAAAATTTTCTGTATCTGAAATGAACATACAAAAATATAATAACAACGATGGATTCTATAAATATCACGTAGATGAACTTATAGATTATACTAATAATAAATCACGCACATTAGTATTTATGTGGTATTTAAACGACATAGTAGATGGAGGCGAAACTGAATTTTGGGAACAGTATCGTATAAAGCCTGAAACTGGTAAATTTGTATTCTTTCCGGCAACATGGACATTTCCACATACGGCTCTTCCTCCTTTATCATGTAATAAATATATTATTACTGGATGGTTATGGAATCATTCATCATAATTTGGTTACGGTCCTATCTACTAGAAACCACCCTACTATAATATATTTATCATTCGAAATAACTGGTTTTGAACTATGTGGATATGTCCATGTTGCCGGGAATAATAACAATTTACCAGTTTCAGGTTTTACTGCAAATCGTCCACGAAACTCAGTTTCGCCGCCAATCGTAACGTCATTTAAATACCATATAAATGTTATACATCGTTCAAGATTCTCCTTATTTATATGACAATCAACGTGATATCCATATCTACCAGAAACATCACATGAATATTTATTTATATGAAATCCTTGATAAATTAACTTATTAAAAGATTGATAACCTTCACTATCGGGCAATTGTTTGTCTATATTGTAAATATATTTGTGCAATGCATTGGATACTTCGTTTGTTAAAAAGGTATTAATTTGCGTCCATATAGGGTGTGATTTTAAATTGATATTACTACATTGTCTTGCACGAAGTATTTCATTTAGACCACCAAGTGTCTTAGCTGGTTCGTTTGGAGTTTCTTCAAATATTTCTATAATATCTCTACATAATTCAGGTGACAATGAGTTTTTATCTATATATATATACGGGTCGTCCATAAACATTATATACACGTATTTTTAGATTGTTTCATAAATTTCTATAATATATTTACAACACACCTGGACAAATAATATACTAATCAATTAATTCATTTGCAATAACAATATAAAAAGACGATGCATATATAGTATGTGTACATGGTGTAAATAACTGTCAATAAAGTTACCTGGATTTCCAAGACGGCCTTAATGTCTTTTTTGCTCGTGTAGCTCAGTGGTTAGAGCATAGGTCTTATGAAAAATTTCGAAGAGAGCCTAGGGTCAGCGGTTCAACTCCGCTCTCGAGCATCTAAGACCCGAATATGTCGTTAAACTATGTTCAAAAAAAGCGCGGTTGTCCGAGTGGTCTAAGGAGGTGGACTTAAGAGATTCTGTTGGAATCATACGCAACCCACTGTTTACAACGCATGGGTTCAAATCCCATACCGCGCACTTTTTAGTTACATAATAATTAAAATACTTATTATGTATGCATTATTTTACAATAGGTTCATATTTCCAAACAAAACCCATTGACGTTTTACGTTTTCCATTACAACACATGCTTATAGTTGTATATGCAGATTCAGATCCGATATATCTGGCTGCTTCTCTACAACTATCAAACGAATTTAACCTAATTCCATGAATATCAAACTGTATGACTTTTCTATTTCTTTTTGATATAATCTGTTTATAAATTTCAGCTTGACCTCCTGGTTCTATAATACTCGAATTAATACTTTCATATTTCCAATAAAATCCCTTTCCTGTTTGATTTGGTTTAAGGCAACATGTTGATATAAACGATCGAGAAGCACCAACATATTCTGCTGCTTGTTTACAGGTATCAAACGTATTTAACCTGGTTCCATGAATATCAAATTGTATTATTTTCCTGGGTATTTGATTTATAACATCATGTTTTGTTGATGGCTGACTATATTTGAACCTTCCAGTTAATGGTGGTATTCCTGCAACAGAACATACTTCATTACTTTCATATTTCCACCTAAATCCTGCTGCGGTTTTGATATCACCATTACAACAATGTCCTATGGTAGAAGGTAATACCCCGACAGATTCAGCTGCTTTCATAAGGCCGGGAAATGAATTTAATCTATTTCCTTGAATATCAAACTGTATGACTTTCATATTTTTTAGTAAAGTTTCCGCTATTTTTTGTTTTGTTTCTGCATTATGTGTTCCCCCATTTCCCCCCAATCTCAAATTATACCCATTTGGTACCAAACAATTATATTTTTGAATGTATTGAATTTCCATATCATCTAATTGATTATCAAATGTTATACATACCAGTTTGAACACAAAATTCTCGACACCATATTTGTTAATTGCAGATTTTAGATATCTACAATTGCTACGCTTTTTCAAATGGTCTTTCCATCTGGTATCGAGTTCTCTTACAGTTTGTCCAACATATATCTTGTTATCGGTCTTATTTGTGATTGTATAGATATATCCCATTCCTATAGTATGATAAATATTCTTATGTAATTTATCATAATATTGTCGCTGCCGCTCGAAATCCCACAATTATATAGTTCCCACATAAAACTCCGGAAAAACTTTTTGGCTCGTTTTTGGATTTTGGACATGTACTTTCCTTGTCCATTTTTCAAAAGTGACCTAATAAGTTTTTCCGAATGTGTAAAAAACCACTTCACAGCATAATGCAGCAAAACCCAAATTTCCATGAATTAATTTGTGACTGTAAACTTTTTTATACTTTTTGCGGAAAAGGATTTAGGCGTTTATTATATTATCATTATATTATAAAATGGTATCCAAGAAAACGCCTAAAAACGCCAATAAATATATATGCGAATTATGTGCATTCAAATGCCGCAAACTATGTGATTTTAAACGTCATTTGTCCACTGCAAAACACAAAAAGATAACAAATGATGCAAAAATGATAACAAATGGTGCAAATAATACACCACAACTATTTCAATGTATATGTGGTAAGGAATACCAATATCGTTCCGGACTGTCTCGTCATAAGAAGGCGTGCACATATACGCCATCACTTCACCCCCCGCCTGAAGAGAACATTCAAACTACAATCGAACCGATTGAACCTAATTCAGCAGATTTGCTGGTATTGGTCAAGGAACTTATGATACAAATGGCTGTGAAAAACAAGCATCAAGACGAACTTATTTCACAAATGGCCGCAAAAGATAAACATCAAGACGAACTTATCAAGCAAAACATGGAACTGCAAAATACAATGAGGGAAATGATTCCCCATATAGGCAATAACAACAGTACCACAAATACCAACAGCAATAATACTTTCAATGTTCAGCTTTATCTCGAGAAAGAATGCAAAGACGCCATCAGCTTACAAGACTTTATTAAAAATATCGAAATCAATATGAGTCATTTGGTGGCGATTTCCAAGGACGGCTACGTGGACAGCATTAGCAATCTTCTTATCCAGTCACTCAATAAAATGGCCATAACTGACCGACCCCTTCACTGTACCGACCTGAAACGTGAAACGGTATACATCAAAGACATGGAAACGTGGAACAAAAGCACCGCGGATGCACCCATCATGAACGGATTAATTAACAGCATCGAAAATAAATATTACGCCGAGGTGAAACAATACGTGCGAGACCATCCACAAGCACGTGAGTTGGACACACCCGAATACAATTTCTATGCAAAAGCCTGCGTACACTCACTTGGAAACTACGAAGACCACGATAAACTCAACAAGAAAATCTACAAGAAGGTATTGCCCGAAGTAAAGCTGGATAAAACAACCGCATCATAATATTTTGTATTATTTTTACAGAGGATTTTGGAGGAAATGGAGAACCTTACCAAACACCCAATATTATTTTCGTGTAAATACATGAAAATAATGGATTTTATACGTGCAAAGATTAAAACCAGCATGCAATGATATAAATATATACCAGATGTATATATTATGTTTCATGTTCCTCGAGTTATAGACCATTATGAATATTTACCCGATAAAATACCCGAAATGGTGCATACACCCTCAAATGAGTGTTTGATTTGTTTGGAAATATATACAGATGATAAAGTCGCGCCGATTGATTGGAAAACACAGAAACTATACTTGAAACTATGTGGGTGCGGTGGGTGGCTACACATTTGCTGTGTAAATAGATGGTATAGTGTAGCAAATACGTGTCCAATATGTCGGCAATTCATGACCATAACCCAGTCGAAGGGCTTCACGTTTTTCGTAGACACGAACAATTGTAACATCTCGAAAATATTCATTTTTATCATTTATTGTTTTCAAATATGGAACATATTTCTGTGGTCTATAATGGCAACACTGTGTAGTTATCACATATATTCTAGATATGAGACGGCCACTCCTAATATATTCACGGACGATGATGATAATATGTTTGCATTGGATTTTGACGACCCGAGCCTGTGAAAAACGAATGATGCGGTTTAGAATCTTATTGTAGACGAAACAATATAGAATTTACTCTTATAATAATCTATATCATGCCAAAGACAGATATAGATTATTCAAATACAGTGTTTTATAAGATTTGTTGTAAGAATCCAGATGTGAAAGACGTGTACATCGGTCATACCACGAACTTTGTGCAACGCAAACATGCACATAAGCGTAGTTGTGCAAATGCAAAGGCTGATAATTATAATTGTAAGGTGTACAACGTGATACGTGAATTCGGTGGGTGGGACAATTGGAAGATGGAAATAATTGCATTTCGTGAATGTGCTGACCATTATGAAGCCAGAAAAGTGGAACAGCAGTATTTTGAAGAATATAATGCAACGCTGAATAGCATTGAACCGATGCCAAAACCAAAAGTGACACAACCGAAGGAGATAAAACCAGAAAAGAAACTACTGCATTGTGAACCATGTAATGTATTTTTTCAAACGAAAACTGCACATGAAGTCCACAATCAAACAAATAAACATCTTAAGATGGTTATAAAACAGTCAACTAATTGCGATAATCCAGAAAAATCGTCTAAAAACGCAATGACACATGAATGCAATACATGTAACTATACATGCGTGAAAAAAAGTGACTTTACTAAACATCTATTGACTGCAAAACACAAAGACCTAATGAATCCTAATGGCCCGACGCAAAAAGTCGCCAATGAAAATATATGTACATGTGGAAAAGTGTATAAGCATATGCCGAGTCTATGTTGCCATCGAAAAACATGCAAAATATATATTAACAGTAACGACAAATCTGGTAATTCAACTGACACGACGGCCGATATAGCATCTGTTAGTGATATTAGTTATTCTCCCAATACAATTGCCGAGCTACTCCGTCAAAACCAGGAGTTCAAACAACTCATGATTGACCAAAGCAAACAGATACAAGAAACCCAAGCACAGTTACAGAAGGCTTACGTTCAAAATACCGAACTACAAAACCAAATTATTGAGTTGTTTAAGGAAGGAAAACCCATCAAATAATTTCACTGTTCCCACAAATATGGTTCCCACCAAAAACGTCGAATAAATTTGTGTTGCGATTTTCCGAAAATGGACATTTTTAAAATGTCCATTTTTGAAAAGCGAGGCCGTTTCTTTTTTCTGAAAATATGAAAAATCAGTTTTGCTGCATAATGCTGTAAATCCTATAAAACCCAATTTAGTTTGACTGCATACTTTTTTGTGATTTTTTGCGTAGAAAGGTTTAGGAACTTTTTCTGTTGATAAATAAATCAACAGAATGGTTCAAGAATGTTCGCAAAAATTCTCATGTGACATTTGTGACTATCATACGTCACGAATAAGTCAATATAACCGGCATCTTCTCACTCGTAAACATGAGACAATGGTTGATTATCAACAATCATCAACGCAAAAGTTCCAGAATGTTCCAAAAAGTTTCACATGTGAGTGTGGTAAGATATATAAAGAACGAACCGGTTTATGGAGACATAAACAGCAGTGCACACATACAAATCACAACACATGTGTCGATATACACAACAGTCCAGCTGCAATTGTCGAGCTACTCCGTCAAAACCAAGAGTTCAAACAACTCATGATTGACCAAAACCGGCAGATGCAAGAAACCCAAGTACAGTTGCAGCAGTCGTACGCCCAAAATAACGAACTACAACACCAAATGGTGGAGATGTTCAAAGAAGGCAAAACCATCAATAACAATAATACCTCGAACAAGTTCAACCTGAATTTTTTCCTGAACGATACATGCAAAGACGCAATAAGCATCACCGATTTTCTCCGCAACCTGAATGTTCACATCGATGAACTGGAATACATCGGCAACCACGGATATGTGAATGGCATGACCAAAATGATCATGGCCCGCCTCAAAGACATGGATATTACAAAGCGACCCATTCACTGCACCGACATTAAGCGAGAGACCATGTATATCAAAGACGACGCGGGGTGGAGTAAAGACACGGAAGAGCTATCCAAACTCCGCAAAATTTTGAGCCGTATTTCCATGAATAACTACAGAACCGTCCCCGTTTGGAGAACCGCACATCCAGATTGTGAAGTAATGGAGAGCCGCAACTACGAGTTTTGTTACAAAATGATGCGCGCTATATTGGGCGACGTCGAAGACGAGCAAATCAAATTAGACAACAAGATTATCAAGACAATGGCAAAGGAGTTGTTCGTGAACAAAACAACATAATGAATTTAGAAAATTGATATAAACCGAATAACGTAAATTATAGTAATAGACTAACGTGAATTACTATAACATAACACTCACTAACAATGCCAATATATAAGTG